GGTGTCGAGGATATTGTCAGATCGGACATCTGTGCCCAATGGGAGAAAGTGTTTATGAAAGAAAGACTCTAGTATGGCTAAATGGAATATGGAGAAACTTATGCAACAAGACGCTAAAGTAGTTGACAATGTTAATCACCCATCCCACTACAATCAGGCTGGTATTGAATGTATTGACGCTATGAAAGCCATGACAGAGGGTACATCAGTTCCCCCTCATGCAGCATACTGTTGGCAGAACTCCTTTAAGTACCTTTGGCGATGGCCTTACAAGAACGGTGTGGAGGATTTGAAGAAAGCCCGTTGGTATCTCGACAAACTAATTAAGGAAATGGAACAATGATTACCTCAGTTATCCTGGTTTGTAAGGCAGCAGCCTGCACTCTTGTATTCAGCAATATGTTCTACGAAAGTGAATTGGATTGCCAATACTCTCAAGTCAATGATGGTGCTATGTTCATTATGCAGAACTATCCAGAGGCTGACTATACAGAGTTCTATTGTCATAAGTGGGCTGGACCCAAAGAAGGAGAACCAACGTAATGGTTGACGTTTGGTGGATTGTAATCGCCCAACTTGTAGTTACACTGTATCTAGCTTGGAAAGTCTTTAGCCTGACAGATGCACTTGAAAAGACACAGCTAGTCCTTGGTCATATGATTATGGAAGTGGATAAGATACCTAAACGGTAACCGGAAATAGAAAAAGCCGCAGGCGTCCTTGAGTGGATACCTGCGGCTTAATTATTTTGTATTGCGTCTTGTAAAGAGACTTCTGACCCAACGACCAATCTCATTAGGTGAGGGTAGTAACCAGCCTAAGATCAGGAGAAGGACTACCCACGCGGGTATCTCATTAACAATTACATTCTCAACCTTATCAGCCTTGACCTTATTAGTGTCAGTTGCTTGATTAACTTTATCAGCTTGGTTTACCGACAGTCTCTGCTCTGTATTGTTTGTCGTCCCTACAGTCTGGGTATTCGTCTTACCGACTTGAGTATTAGCGGCTACGTTAGTACCCCCACCAGATAGAAACTTAAGTGGGTTAGCGACTGTCCCGCATCCCGTAAGGATTGTACCACTGAAGACCAAAAGCAATAGCAGAGTAAGTGAAGATCGGGAAAACCAAGATTTCAATAAGTTCAACATCTTTAGTCTCCACAAGATAGCCCAGCCAAATCAGTAGGGCCAGAGCTACTTCCCTCTTCCAACTCTTCTCACGTTTCTCAACGATAACTACTTCTTCGCTCATTAGTTACCCCTTTCAAGGTACTCCCTAATACCCTTGATATTCTCATCAATACGGGCGAGGGTTACAGCTTGGCTTTGGACGACAACCTCAAGGTTAGTAGTTCTAGTATCAAGACGTATAATCTCAGTCCTGTTACTGTCTACATCATTCCTAAGAGTAACGACGAAAGCGATAAGGGCTACAGTCTGACAGAAGATTGCAAAGATGATTGAGATAGGAACACTTCTGGATAAGTGCCAAGGATCATTAGGCATCACGGGTAGACCTTTCTGTCTAGTTGGTGGTGAGGTGAATCCCAGCCCCAATCGTATCCGTGTACGACAGCAATACCAAGTTCATCAGCAGCTTGCTTCATAGCCTCTACGATAGGGATAAAGGCTTCCTTCTCCCATGTAATAGGCCAAGGTGCAATATCTACAGCATGACCTGTGATATGACGAGAGTTCATCGTCTTAGATGCACCTTTAGCCACTAGCTGCTTCTGTCGCTCTCTGGAGCGTATACCCTCAATTACAGTGAAGTCTACCTCAGTGATCTGGATAGCCCTCTTGACGACAGCTACAAGGTCAGGGTGTACACCTGAGAGGTTCTGTAGGCTTCTGATACCTAGTTTGTATGTCATGTGTCACATCCTTATTATCTGAATACGCTTACAGAAACAATTGCATCAACGCTTTGGTTAGCACCACCTTTAACAGTTATCCTTGTTCTAAAAGTGTCGTATTCCGTAGCACCAGCGTTCAGAATAAAAGATGCATCACCAGTAGAAGCAACAACACTGTAGTTTGAGTCTGGCATAGATACAGAAAAGTTTACATAGTAATCTCCTGCGGCATTCCTTATAACGGAGGAAACATTGCCAGCCCCAAAAATACTACCATCAGTATTAAACCTTACCCAAGCACGACAAGCATAAATAGGGGCTGATCCTATAGCATTAAGTGCAGGTTTAACTGCTGCCCTTACTTTAGCAGGGGAAACAAGGCTTTCAGTCGTAGCTACACCAGATTCCCAAGTTGCTGTAGCTTGATCTCCAAGCAATCCAGTTTGAGTACCTGATGTATTTACTACCTGAGTGTCGTCAAGAATACGGAAAGCATTAGCTGTCTGGTCAAGATAACCTACATTAATCCAAGCATCATCAGCCTCAGACCGCATCTTAAGAATGTTATTAGCAGTGTCATACCACAGCATGTTCGCATAAGTAGTCGAAGGTGCTGTAGACCCAGAGTTCAGTGATGCAAGTGCCTGTAGTGAGGCATTCATATCAGATCGGAAAACTGGGGCTGAGACGTTTCCGACCGAGTGGTTACTTTGAGACATATTAGTTATACTCCACTAGTGCGGTTAGTCCGCTAATTGAGGGTGTTACATTTACAGATGAAGACTTAAGGACAACTCTGAACCTAAAGGCACGGCCATAGAACTCCCCAGCACGGAACTGTTGGTAGGGGGACCAAGTTGGAGTTCCCGCAGGATCATCTGGTGTCGTTGATACATAGAACAAGAGGTTAGTATCAGCAAACTGTGCATCACCTGTAAAGTCATCAAACAAACCGGGAAGACCATCAAACAAACCGGGAAGGTCATCCCACAGTCCAGAAGAACTATCAAAGCGGTTTACATTAGCATCAACCCTTACATGCGCCCTACGAACTGAACCCGTGTCAATGTAAGTAGAAAGGTCGTAAGTTGCCTCTGATGGCGCTGTAGACGTATCTGTAATGCGGAGTTCACCAGAAGTTACAGAACAACCAGTCTTTGTACCACTAAAAGTCGGACTATCAGTTTGTGTCAAGGTGTTGGCATAGTCAGGAATTACGTCTGAGGTAACGACAACACTTGTGTAGTTGGTAGAGGCAACCCCAGACTTGTCATAAGACCTAACCATATAAGTCCCCGGCCTAGTAGGCAGAGAAGCAAACGAGGCAGGACGACTAACCTTATCAAGTGCAGTTGTAGCATTAGCCCAAGTGGCATTAGTAGTCTCTACAGCATGACGTATGCGATAGAAAGATAGGTCAAGGTCAAGGACTGGTGTCCATTCAAGGTGTGTCGTAGTGCCATTAACCTCAGCGAACAGTCCAGCAACGTCTTGTGGTGGCTCTAGTAGGCCAGAGGCTTCGATACCTGTCAGGAACTCCCATTCACCCCTGTAACCGAAAGCGTTGACTGCTCTAGCACGAAAGTCGTATGTGTCGTCCTCAAGGTCGATAGCTTCAAAGTTGCCAAGTTCACCAGTACCAAGGGTGATGTAAGCACTATCAGAAGTCTTCTTATACTGGGCCTCAACAAAGTCTACACCAGCAGGGTTGCCACTTGTAACTGTAAGTGCGATGATGTTAGTCAGCTTCTCTCTGATGATTTGGGTTCTAGCTACAGCAGAGAGGCCAACAGGAGGAACTTCAGTGTACGACAATAAGGTAGTATTGTTACTAATGATAGCAGACTCTTCAGCAGTCCAACTAAAGGCAGCTTCAGAGGTTTCTCTAAGGGCAAGATTAACCCTCAAGTCACCAGCATCACCGTCAGCAAAGAACCTCCAACCTAGAACCTCAAACTCTTTAGCTGTCCAACCATAACGAGGATTAGTCAGCGCAATGATGTCACCAACTTGAACGTCAAATGCTTCCATGCTGAAGTCAGCACTGAAGGTCATCTGCTCACGACCCCTAAACAAAGTAAGTTTAGCCAGCCGTTGGGCCATAGCTGGGGATGTCGTCAGGGGGAGTTCTAGGTCAAGGGCATTCTCAAGTCCGTTGTCTTCAGCGATAAAGGTATTACCTTTGTACTCAGGGTAGTCTTGGGTAATCCACCTTGCGTCAGCATTATTGAATGTGCCACGAATGATGTTAAAGTTATCCCTACGGCTAGTCCTAGTAGAAAGTGAGATAGGCCCACGAAGGTCATCAAGGGTGAACGTCTTGACAGGTGATGTGTAATAACCCGGCCTAAGTTGCCACTTACCTTGGCCCCAGAACAGAGTACCAGCACAGCTAGTCATCATAGACTGAAGAATATCACCGGGGGCAAGAGCAGCAGAGACAACCCCATTCATTTCATAACGAGGCTGAACACCAGCAGTTGCAAGGTCTACATCTTCATCACAGACGTTAGCAGCAGCAGAGAAGATTGTATCATCAGTTGAACCTACGTCAGCCATACCATAGTCAGCAGTGAGATAGTCACGAATACACAAAGCAGCGTTAGCTGAGTAGGCTGTACCACTAGTGCGAGGGTCAAAGACTTTGTTACCTTTAACGACAGCAGTAAAAAGCGGGATACCGTTGGCAAAAACATCTTGGTCATAGTCAAGACGAACGTACAGATAAGCAATACCACGACCAATAAAGTTATTATCTACGTGTGCAGATTGAGACACTAGGGCAGCAGGGGCTGTAGTCTGGTCACCCTTAAACTTCTCAATCCTAATCTTACTGTTCCAAGGAGAAGAGGTTACGTTTAAGTCCTCATCAATAGTTACAACTTCATCGTTAATATAAATATCGCCAATCTCTTCAAGTTCATGACCCGCGAGAGAGATAACCATATGAAGGTATCTATTGTTCTCACCTGTAGCCTCAAGGTAAGTAATCACACCACCTTTACGGACTTGACCATACACATAGTCATGGGGTGCAGCAGCCTCACGGATGTTAGTCAGAAGACCTTGGGTTTGAACACCAGATTTAGGCTTAGGTGCCAGTGCTTGGAGTGCCCAAGAAGTTACCGCTGATACCCCAATATAAACAGCGGCAGTTAGCAGAAATGTACCTACGGCGCTCGTAATACCAAAAGCAGTGGCAAGAACTGGCACAATAGCTTGTGGCATACGGGGTACATTAGCCCAATCGTTAGTCTTGGGCATCATTACATTGTAAGGGATATTTCCACTTTTCATTTCTTACGACCCCAAGCCTTGTCAATCAATTCTATTGGTAGATACATAAGACCCTGCTTCGATAGGAATACAGCAGAAGTCCCAACACTGATACCCATAGCAACGCCTATAGCCCATCTCTGAGAATGTTTAGTCGTTACTAGGCTACCCCTTGGTGGAATGTAATCTATACGCTCCAGCCTATCGTCTACAGCCTCTTCAAACGACCAGTAACCAAACTCTACCCTAAGCTGGTCCCTTCTCATAGGAAGACCTCTATCAGTCATGTAACGACCAATAAAGTCATCACCCCAACCTTGACCATACATTTCCTTGAAGGCAATATTAGTGAAGATTAGGCAGTCATGTTTACCCCAAACAAAAGGTTCATCCTTGACTGATTTGAGATAATTGTTTAGGCGCTCTTGCGACCCCATACCACTTCCTTATCCTGTAAGTCAGCGACAAAAGAAAAGAATGTATCGCCGGGGTATCTAGCTTGTTGGCTCTCGTGAGTATAACGTCTGATCTTTGGTCGTTCCAACTGAACGAGTTTACTCTCGACAGTCAGACTGATAGTTGACGTATCACCACTATCCTCAATCGTCATAACATCCATGAAGCCACCAAAGACTTCAACAACGTCAGAGACATTGGTCACACCGAATAGGATACGGCACCCACGGTTCTGGTAAGGCTCTTGTAGGGCCAAAGACACAAGTTCAGGGGGTACACCACTCAGACTTATAGTAGCACTCTTAGCGGACAGATCAGAGACTTCTTCAAGACCACTAATACCAATAAGGCTACCAGCCCCAAGATATGTATTACCCTCAATAGTTCTGTCACCATAGCCAGTCCAGAAGCGGACAGGTGCAGTGTCAAAGTCAAACTCTACAGCATAGAAAGGTGCTACATTAGGTTGACCAAGGGCTGTAAGAATAGCTGCCGGGACTGTTCTAGCCATGATTAGACTACCTCCATGCACTCAAATTGAATGCCATATGCACTGTTGTCGTTAATCGACCAAGATTGATTATTACTAGACAGACGGAACACACCTTTACAGTCAGCCACAGAAACAACAGCGTTGTCTGCTGGTGCATTCCTGATACCCGGCCATATCTCTAGCGTAGCCTCTCCAGCTTCGTTAGTGTCAACATCGACAAGAACCTTATGAAGAGTTGACGATGATCCTGACCCTAACTGAATGTAATCACCTGCAAGCAGGTAACCAGTTTCACTAGGGCTTGCACCATCAACTAGAAGAGTCCCACCCGTCTGACCTACCCCCTTAACGAATGGGCCATACGAACTTGCGATGGGTTGGTAGTCTGTTGCGGCAGAACCCTGTTCAAGTTGTGCGCCCCAAGCTATTACGGTTCCGGTATCAACACCAGTTCCAGCAGGATAAACGAGAAGATTTACCCCCTCGTCAATGGCTGTAACTGTCATGGAAAATCGGTACCATCCGTCGCCAACAGAAACACCCGTAGCAGATGGGTTTGACCAATCAACAGTTAATGCTCCACCGACGAGGTTTGAGCCTTCAACAACATTCTTGTAAGCCCGTAAAACTGTCGTCGCGGCGGTTCCCTGCTTCAAGTAAATGCTTGCAGTATATGTTTCGCCTGATACGGTATTTCCTTTTCTTATGAAGTAAACAAAAGTCCCCTCCGTTTTCTCCAGAGTATCGGCAGTCACAAATCCATCAGGTGCAGTGTGCGTGTTGGCTGACACGGATGCGAATGATGTTCTGAACCACTGGTCAAACTGCTCAGTAAACGACAGAAGGTTCTTCCTAAAGGATAGTGCAGTCCCTCTTGGTGTCGTATTGTTAGGGTCACCCAGAAGGAATGTACCAGTCTGGCCCCTCAACGACAACAAGAAGGCTACCCAAGGTTCAGCAAGGTCTTTACGGACAGGTGGAATACTTACAGTAGCAGACCACAT